TGGTACTGGCCACAATGCCATCTGTGGTACGATCTGACGATCAAACCAGTATTGCAAAGTGCGTTGGCTTGGGAATTGCTTGTTTGGTAAATCAAAGTAATCAGTACGGTTCAAACGAGCCATTGGGATTACTTGTTGGGATTGTGCAAACTGAATAGCACGCAACGAATATGTTGTATTGGTGTTGCGGTTTTGTAGGCGATAGTAGTAAAACCCTTGTGTTGGGTTTACTTGGAAGTATTGCCACTGAAAATCAGACAGCGTTGCATCTGGGAAAGATTGCCAAGTTGTCCAGTTAATACCGTCGTTACTAACTTGCAAATCAATTGAGTAAGTCGTTGTGGTATTTGGTGAGTAAGCATTAAACCCAATATAAAACAAACGAGTTTGCTGACCATACGCAGCACCGAAATAGTTCTCAGATAGCGTAGTGGTTGCATGTAACAACAGATTGGCGTTATTAGTTTGATCAAATAACGCTGGAACATTACCGTTATCCAATGGTAGATAAGCAGAAACCGCTGGGTTAGTAATGTATACCCAGTTAGCTTCTAACACATCTACACAGTTTGTTGGCATATTCAAAAACTGTTGATTAGTTTGAGCACCAATAATCTCAATCTTTTGTAACCAAATATTAATGCCACGGTTGACTGAGTTTTGCAAAACATAAAACAAAGCTTGCTTAGCTGTTTGGATATACTCTGGCGTTATTTCTTCAGCAGTTTTCCCTGCATCACGATATGCATAGGATATTAACTGATCAACATTGATTTTTGTCTGATTATAAGTGCCAGAGTACGCCAAAATTATCTTCCTCGACCAGAGACACGCTTAGGTAACTTGGCTTTTGCTGGGCCAGCTTTCATAAATTCTTTACCGACTTTTTTAGGTATGCCGAGGGTGCTTTTGCCTGCGGCTGCAGCGCCCATAGCGCCTTTTTGTGCTTCCGATTTGTATGGCATTAAAGCCCCTTTCTTCGATTGTATTCTTGCCGCCAGTTACAATTACAACATTGTAGTTTGTATTTTTCTGACCTATTTTCCAGTTTTAATATGTGATTGTAAAAAGCTCTTTTATTTTTAAATTGCTTTTTATCTTGTGACCCATCATCGTTAATGTGTCCTATTTGTAAAACAATAGAATCTTTTTCACCACAATCCGCACAAATTAAACCTAAAATTTCAATTACTTTTTGTCTTACTTTTTCAGTATAATTTTTGTTATACTCATCTAATTTTTCCTTATTAGCTTGGTAATACTTAGCCTGATATTCTTTATTTTTATATGGCACTTGAGCCTCCATGCTCTTATTGGTGTCGCTAGTCTTGATGGAGCAAGACAGGGATGCCTCCCGTTCACGACTTAGATAGGTATTAGCAAACTTTCTTGCCAGCTTTATACTTGTTTGGCATTTCTTTAGCGCCAGACATGGCATCAGCAGATTTACCAGATTCTTTGCTTTTAACCATTGCTACTGCATCACCAGATGGTTTGCTTTTTTCTTTTTGTACATCAGAGCCACGCATTGCCGGTTTTTCACTTGCTTTGGAAGGAGCGTCTGCTTTACCTGGTTTGATGTCTTTGGCTTTTTCAATGCTATCTAAATCGCCAGATTTTTTCTTAGCGCCATAAACACCAATTGCACCACCTTCTTTATACTTACGAACGGTTCCACAATCTTTCTTAGAACGACCACCTTTTTTGAGTTTGATCTCAGTTGGCTCTTTATCGTGCTCAGCTTCATCATGTTGTTTAAATGCTTTTTTAATGAGCTTCTTATCTTGCTCCATATCGCTCTTTTCAGCTTTACCGCCTTTTTTGTAAGAGCCACCGCCACACATTGATTTAACTTGCTTGCCTTCTTTGAAGCATTGCATTTTAGGTAATGATTTGAATCCGTCCATGGTATTTTCCTATAGGTTAATTAAATTTGGGAGTGATCAGCTCCTAATACTACTTATGCAAAAAAGGGCATAAAAATGCCCTAAATTGAGGTTAAAAACAAAGCTCTTTCACGCTCTCTGCGCTTTTGGAGCACTGCTGGTTTGTTCCACATCAGAATGGCATCTGCCGCTCCTTTGAGGTCGTTTTCGTTAATCTTCTTAACCACAGTAGATTTACGGAAATTGGTTTCGCCAATATTGAAGCATAGGCTGTATAGGGCATCGTATTGGTTCTGGGTAAGGGGTACCCTCACCGAACTCTCAACGGCTTCACTACACCACTTTAAATCGCTTTTAAGAAGCTCTTTTACCTGCTCATCTGTCAGGGTTTCATTAAGAAGGTGTTCTTCATCGGTTTTGATGAGGTGTCCAACGCCAATTGTTAATAGACCTTTTGAGTCTTTATAAGCCTTATTACGAAAGCCTTCTTCTTTGGTAATAAAGTCTAAAGTCGAATTAGCAATTGCCATGATGTTTTCTTCGATTTGTGTGTAGTTATCGGAAAAGTGCACTGCTGCAAATATGCCAATTATCCACAACAGTACTACAAATATCTTTTTCATTTGGGCTCCTTTCTCCACGCATTATAGCGTGAATTGGGGGGTCACTTATTTAGTGAGTCGTATTGTTGGTAGCAGGCTGAGAGGCTGCTTCGCAGGATGTCTGCTCTGGCAGCTTCCCGTTCAAGAAAGACTGCATCCTCGGCAGAAAGGGACAACCCAGTTCCACCTTGTCCATTTGCGGCGCCTTGGGCGCGACTGGGACGTTCACGCAACTTGATAAGAGCATCAGCAAGAGAGTTGTTAATAGAAGCGATTTGCGCATCTTTTTCCTTCCTTATTTGGTCGGCGGCTTCTTGGTGCTTTTGTTCGGCTTCTTGAACCAATTGGGTTTGTCGAACTTTATATGCTTCAAATCTTCCCGATTCAAAACTAAAGCCACTATACCAAGCACCAGAAAGAAGTAAAGCGACAACGATAATTTTGACATAGGTTAATGGTGATAATGGGAACATCAATCCCCCGGTTCCGTTTTGCCTTTCATGGCCACACTGGCGCCACCAGCAGCCGAGACAATTCCAAGAGATTCAGCAAGCTCACGAATGCTGACTGAGTTTTGCATCACTTCATAAAAGGCTAGAGCAATCACCGCAATAAGACTGATGAGCCATGTCACCCGACCAATGTCATAGGTCTCATTGTCTTTGCCAGTGAGGAGCTGTTTGATGAACTGGCTCACTTGTTCAAAAAGCCTTGAAACAGATTGGCCAGAATGGCGCCTAAGAGAGCCGCAGCGCCACCGATTCCAAGGAGCAGTCTCCAACCACCATGAGCCTCAGCTAAGGTCTTTTGGATGGCTTGGATGCACTCCTTGATCTCTTTCATCTCCTGAATCATCTTGTCCATGTCGGCTTGTAGGTGCTCAATGTCATTGGCATGGGTGGCAAGCTCCCTTGCCGTGGTGATTGGGTCGATCTCGTTCATTTAATTATCCGATGAGGGCTTTGATTTCGTCTTCTGTAAGACCCAATTTTGCTAGTTTATCAAGAGCAGATTGCTTAGCTGTAGCTGCGGCTTGTTCGGCTTGCGCTTCGGCAGCTTGGAGTTCAGCTAATTTAGCAGTAACAACAGCAGAGTCAATAGTCATTGGTTGATGCTCTTTATCTAAAACTACTAAAGAATTAACATCATTACCATAAATTACTCCAGCATTAGCATAAGCTGAATTAACCGCATCATGTAAAGTAATCATTGTGCAATTTCCATTAAAGTAATTGATGATGTAGCTGGACCTTCGTTTACAAGAACACTTGTTGAACCTGTAACATTAAAAAATTGTGTTTTATATGTTGTAGCTGAAGTAGTAGCTGGGGAATCGTAAACGCTAGCTGTTGCACTTCCCCTATTTTGTAAAGCTGATCCAGTATAGCAACAAGCATTTACTAAAGTTCCTAAATCAGTGCTGTTTCGGAATAATTTGATATTTATTCCGTTATTAGAATTGTCGCTATTTTTGACTAATCCGTTTTGACTAAAAATTACAAGAATTTTACTTGTTGAGAATAACGGGGTAATAGTGGCAGTTAATCCAGTATCTGCTGGAGTTGTAGTATTGTTTGTTACAGATGTTGATGTAGATCCTGTAACTACTTGCAACACTTTACTAGGTGCAGCTTGTGGATTAGTACCGTTGGGAAATGTTACCCCTGTAGTGCTATCTACCGTCATCGAGCCGGAGTTACCGGATAAAATTAAGCTCATTGATTATGCTCCTGTGTCTGCTGGTAGGGGTTGGTTGCCGGCTTCGAGCCATTTGAGGTAGGCTTGGTAGTCTGTGTTGGCTTCATCCATAGGAATGTAAGCGTTATCGGCGACACGCAAAATAAATGGTGCTGGCTGACCTGTCATTGGGTTTACTAATAATTTATACATAATTAGAGTTCCGCACTAGCTTTGTAGCCATAAATATTATTATCAGAAGTTGTATTACCAGCATTTGACAAAGCATTAAAGAAATTAGTATCAGCATAGAATGTTCCAAAAGTTCCAGCACCACTAGAAGTATAAGTAACAGTTGGAGCAGTTCTCATGGCTACTGGCATATTTACTTGTAGCACTCTAAAGTTGGATGACGCATTTCCAGGGAAACCATACAAAACAGTTCCACTTGTACCATTACCAGCATATTGATAATACCTCTGACACAAAGCCAACTCTTGACCATACTGACGATACTCAAAACCAGTTGCTGAGCTGCCAACTTCGAGTTGAACGCCGGTGATGTAGAAGGTTGCGCCATTGGTGCCAACTACGGATGTTGCGCCTGTTGCTGAAATTAAATTGCCTGCTGACCATGCACCAGCAGTACCGCTATATCCTGAACCTACACCAAGACCAAAACTTACAATCATTCCTGTGCCGTTTGTTGCTCCTACCCAAGTGCCTGTGGTATCGCCAGCAATAGTGATTGAAATAGATGTCCAAGTGTTTGCTGAAGAAACTGTATAAGTAAATGGATAACTTCTATTTCCTGCGGAATTTCTTAAAGAACCACCAAAAGTTCCAGTTAAAGAA